GGGTGCGGCAATCGCTGTCGGGGCGTTTGCCACCAGCGGCCCGGTGTTGGCGGCCGTGGCCGTCCTCGGTGGGCTGGCAGCTGGTGCGGCGCTGGCCGGCGTGGACTTCCGCAAGCTTGCCGGCGTGATCGGCAACGCCTTCGCCAATCCAATCGGCAACCTTAAGGCAGTCTTCGGCGATCTGCTCGACACGGTAAATCTCACCGTCGAGGGCGTGTACCGGGCGATTGCGGCTGGCGATCTCACCGGTGCTGTCGATGTTCTGTGGGCCGGATGGGCCGCTGCATGGGCTCGCGGCGAGCAGGCGATCATGGGCTCGCTCGACCCGTGGATCGAGGCCGTGCAGAACGTGTTCTCGGATCTCGGGATCGGCATGGCGGCCATGTGGGATCAGATGTGGACCGACATGGCGACGAGCGAATGGGGCGGATACATCCTCGGAGCGATGGACAACGTCCTCAACGCCATGATGGCCTACTGGGACAACACGACCGGCCTGATCCAAAAGGGATGGACCGAGATGTGGCGGCGGATCGGAAGCATCTCCGACGAGGCCGCGGCGAAGGAGTTCGCCCGCATCGACGCCGCGAACGCTGCGAACGCCGCCCAGCGGGGCCGGGAGCGTCCCGGCTTCGCCGGCCGCACCGGGCTCACCGACGAGCAAAAGGCCGCGATGCAGCAGGAGAGCCGCGATCGTCAGAACGCCATGTTCGCGGAGGCGGATCGGCTCCGAAAAGATCGGGCACAGCGGACGGCGAGCAACGTCGTCGACCGGGCACAGGCCGTGGCCGACGCGAACAAGAATCTCCGCGATCAGGTCAACCGGTTCCCCGTGCCGCAGGCCGTGGCGAATCCGGAGTCGAGCATGAGAGCCACGTCTACGGCGCAGTTCGGGGCGATGAATCTCGGGCAGCTCGGTGCCGGATCGATCCCGGCACAGCAACTCGACACGTTGAAGAAGATCCGTGAAGACCTCAAGGCGGCCGCGATGGCCGGACAGGTGGGCGTCTAATGTCGCTGACATGGATCGAAGACAGCTCGAGCCAATCGGCCACGATCTTCCGGCTCGGCCGAAAAGAGGCGTCGACACGGACCCGCGTGTTCAACGTCATCGGAACGTCGGACGAGAACGTCCTGCACGCTTCGTGCAATTCTGCAATCTCTTCGCTCTACCCTTTTTGGGCGTACCCCGGTCGCCCGGAGGTGAGGCTCCGAGCCGAATCGTATTCGGTGGAGTACCAGGGCGACAACATGTGGAAGGTCACGATTGCCTACGAAAAGATCGGGGCCGACGATCCGACGCAGACGGCACCGCTGAAGCGTTCTCGTTCGTTCGACACAAGCGGCGGCACGAAGCACATTACCAATGCCCTCGACCTGAACAACGGCGACGTTGGGGAGCGTCGGTACGGACCGGCGGGACTCGACGACGCGGCTACTTTCCGGGGCGCAATCAACGTTGACGACAACGGCGTCAACGGCGTCGACATCGTCGTCCCTTCGTTGTCGTGGACGGAGTCCTACGAGGTTCCTTCGGGCTACGTCACGAACGCCTACATCAAGAATCTTTGCAAGCTCACTGGTAGCGTCAACACGGCAGCATTCCGCTCATTCAACCCTGGCGAAGTCCTCTTTACGGGTGCCTCCGGTACGCACGAATGGGACGAGCAGCGTGGCTACAGTCCGTGGTCACTGTCGTTCAAGTTTGTCGCCTCCCCGAATGTCGGGCAGAGCCTCCCAAAGGCGAAGATCGGCGACATCGAAAACATCGAGGCGTACGGTCATGAGGTGGTGTGGGTCCGGTACGCCACGTCGGATGATCCCGCAAAGAATCAGCTCGTGCGGCTTCCGGTAGCGGTGTACGCGAACCGGGTGTACCCCGACGGTGACTTCTCACTCCTCGGCATCGGTGTCACATGAGCGACGGAGCACCGCACCGTATCAAGCCGGGACCGCTCCGCGGGCAGATTTCCGCCCGTGCGTGGAACCGCGCCCAAGACGCCGCCGACATCGTCCTCGGCGATCGGTACTCTCAGGCAGGCGGCGGCCCAATGGCCGGGCCGTCTTCGTACACGCCGATCCTTGCGAAGAACGGGACCACCGGCACCGTCAACCGATGGGGCGTCCTCTCCGTGGCTGGCGTCGTGTTCACGCCGAGCGGAGCCACCGGCAACGCCACGCAGCAATTCCAAGATCAGCCTGTTCTGTCCGGTGGCCTGCCGACCGGCGGCTCGGCATTTGTCGTGGCGGTCGAGCCGATCGCGGCCGGCAAGATTGGAAGAGTGGCGGTTGCGGGTGTGGTGCAGGCGAAGATCAACGTCGTGTCGGCGGGCGACACGTTCGCCACCGCAAAGGACGGCGACCTCACGCAGCTCACCAGCAGCTCGAGCGGCGAGGCCACGATCTTGTGGAAGGAATCCGGCACGGGTACGGGGAAGTGGGCGCTTGTGCGGTTCGGGGCCGCCGGGGCGGCTGGCATCCGGCTCGGCAAGGTCTCGGGCACCTGGACTAAGGGTGCGACGGCAAGCGTCACGCAGTGGAAGGGCGACGGCTCGCAGGCGGTGACCGGCACGAGCGGGCCGCTGACGTTCACGGCGATTAACCGGGCGCAGACCGTCACCGGGCCGACCGGGGGTTATTGGGTGGGCTGCGAGTCGATCGACGGGACGTGGCACCTTGAATGGGCGGAGTGCGTGTAATGCTGCTCGGAGGAAAAGGCGGCTGCCAGCAATGCACGTGCGTCCCGTGCAATCCGTGCGAGCGGACGTGCACAAACCCGCACACCGGGACGGCGTTCGAAGCAGTTTACACGAGGTACTTTGAGGGTGCGGAAGCAGGGAACACGACTGACGGTTACCTGACCGCAACCGGAGACAGCGACACTTCCGACCCGTATGACGGGATGGACGGCGACGGTCCCTGGTATCAGCGTGTCAGCGGTGGGTTCACGCTCGGAGGTAGCAGTCCCGGCACTCGCTTCCCATGCTCCGTGGTCGTGTCGTTTTGGCGCAATAATTACGTTCTTGGTGCCAGCACGATCCCGCCGCCGTCGTCCGCGCTAACGGAAAACATCGTCGAGGTCATCGTTTCGACGGGATCGCTTGTCGCCCCGGATGGTCGAGTCATCACGGCGGCGGATGGTGCGGTCACGGTCGGATCGGTGCCGCTTGTCTCCGGCGGAGGTGACGCTTCAACGTCAGACCCGCACACGGGGGAAGGGACCGTTTCGTATTCGTCACTCTGCGACAACGTGGAAACCACGTTTACGATTCGCGCGACGATCCGATGGAACACAAAGAAGCGGCAGCACGTTCTCTATGGGCTCGTGCGAGAGTGCTACGACGAGCCAGACCCAGATGATCCGACAGTCACATCCTGCGACACGTTTTGCGATGGCGACCCGCCGCCGGACGCGTTGTATTTGACGATCAGCGGCTTGTCTTCTGCGCCTGGATGGGCACCAACGACAGGGTCTCTGTCAGACGCAAGTCTCTTAAACGGAACTTACGTCATTGACCCTTGGTTGCGAGAAGCCGGGATATGCAATCAGTATTTGTCTCGATACGACAGCGATTGCAGCGACACGCTTTTTAAGTTGGTTGCCATCGTCAACATCGGCAACGGATTTGGCATCTATCCGGCAAGCGTGGCTACTATGTCGATAGGAGGTTACAAAACATTCAGCAATAAGTGCCATCTTGTCGTACTTAAATGCACTCTTCCATCAGGCGAAACAGAGTTCGACGTTTGCAGTTCTACGTCGGGAACGGGTGAACTTGAGTTGCACGAGTTGCCATACGGAACAGCGTCCTACCTCACGACATTTAGCTGGACGCTGTCACCATGAATTGCGACCTCACCACCCCCGACGCCACATGCCCCCGATGCGGCTTCGTCTCGAAGGTCCGCGGTGCGATCCGCCAATGTCGCAAGCCGGCCCCGACGCACTGCGGCCCCGGCTGCCAGCTTCGCCGGACGTTCGCATGGTTCGGCATCAGGGACGACGGCTCGTGCGGGTGCGACGCCTTCGCGGCGAAGATGGACGCCTGGGGGCCGGCGTGCTGGCAGCACATTGAAGACATCGTCGACCACCTCCGAGAAGCCGCCGCGAAACGCGGGCTCCCGTTTCTCGCCACCGCGGCCCGGATCGCCGTGGCACGGGCGATCCAGGCTGGCACACCCCCCGCCGGGTGATCTGCCGGCCGGCGAAGATGGCGGCATGGCCGAACGCCGCTCGATCACCGTGTGGATCTCCGATCAGCGGTGGCGCGTCCGCCGCTGCCGGGTGCCGTCCGACCGTCACGGGGACTGCGACTACGACGCTCGTCTCATCCGCGTCTCCGAGAGCCTCCGCGGGGACGATCTCCTCGAAGTCCTCGTCCACGAGCTGATCCACGCCCGGTGGCCGGACCTGTCAGAAGAGGCGGTCGAGGAGTTCGGGCAGGAGATCGCGGCGGTGGTGACGGCGTTCGGATTCGTCCGAGAGGAGGATGCCGATGGATGACCGTATCACCGAGATGGTGCGTGAGTTGATCCGCAAGCACCCGCAAGCCCCGGCCCGCACGCTCGCTCGCCGGCTCGTTGAGGATGTGAACGGGGCGCTGACGCTCGAGCAGGCCCGGAGCCGCATCCGCAGCATCCTCGGCCTGAACGGCGAACCACGGCGGAAGCAGTCGCACGACAAGCCGTTGCAGCGGCCGCCACGCAAGGCCGGCGAGCGGCTCGCCATGCCGCCTTCGCAGGCCGAGCCGTGGCTGCCATTCGACCTCGGGATCACCGGCAAGGTCGGCGTCCTCTCCGACATCCACGTCCCGTACCACGACGAGACGGCACTACGGGCCGCGGTCGATCACCTCCAGGGGGAGAAGGTCGACGCTCTGCTGCTCAACGGCGATTGGGCCGACTTCTATTCGATCTCTCGGCACGAGAAGAATCCGAAGCACCGCAACTTCAAGAACGAGCTGCACGCCGGGCGTGAGCTGCTCAAGTGGCTGCGGCAGGAGTTCCCCGACGCTCGATTCGTGGCGAAGCTCGGCAACCACGAGGAGCGGTGGGAGAAGTGGTTGTGGGAACACGCCCCGGAGATCAGCGACGATCCCATCATGGGCATCGACAATTGGTACGGATTCGAGCGGCTCGGCATCGATCTCGTTGCCGACAAGCGGATCGTCCTCGCCGGCGCTCTGCCGATCCTGCACGGACACGAGAAGGGCAACGGGATTAGCTCGCCGGTGAACCAAGCTCGTGGCGCGTTCATGCGGCTGCATCACACCGTTCTCGAAGGCCACGGCCACCGAACATCGACACATTCCGAGCCCGATATGATGGGCCGCGAAACGGTCTGTTTCAGCACCGGCTGCCTGTGTGACATGCGGCCGGCCTACGCGCGGCTCAACAAGTGGAACCACGGGGCGGCGGTGGTGACGGTTCACGCCGACCGCACGTTCGACGTTGAGAACTTCCGGATCCAGGCGGGCAAGGTAAGGCAGTCATGACCGGCGACGAACTGCGAGACATCGACCGCCGGATTCAGCGGGCCGGTTCGGCGAACTGTTGGACGGGGACGCTTGGCAGCCTCGCCGCTGATGCGAGGCGATTGGTGCGGCACATCGAGGAGCGTGGCATGTCTTGCGAATACCCGGTGGATCACATCCTTCGCGGCGAGCGGGAGCTGCGGCATTACACCGGCGAAGAGATGGCACCCTCGGACGCCATGATCTTGACCGAGGACGACGCCGCCGACGTGGCCGAAGAGACAGCCAGGGCGGCGCAGATCGGCGATGGGCGGGTGTTTCCGGAGCCGGAGACGGCCGGCCCGCCGGTGGCGGTGCGGCTGCTCGAGCAGGCGACCGCCGCCGTCAAGGATCGCCACGCCGTTTACGGGCCGCCGACGGCACATTTCGCACGGACGGTCGGCATGGTCAACAGCCTGTTTGCCGACGTGCTCCGCCGGCCGCTCACCACGGCCGATTGGGCTCGCATCATGATCCTCGACAAGCTCGCCCGCGATCTTGGGCCGCGGCCCCACCCCGACAACGCCGTCGACCTGGCGGGCTACGCCGCCTGTCTTGCGGAGTGCCAAGCGTCCGCACCCCCTCCGCCCGTCACCGGTCACCGGTGACGATTGACGGTGTG